GTAGCGCACTGCACATTCTTTCTCATGGCTCTCTAAGTCGAGGGCAACACGGAGTTCTGGGGTTACTTCCTGTACTTGTTTCATCAGCCAGCTATCTCCATTGCAGTCAATGTCGATGCTGTTCTCATATGCGTATTGTTGTCGCCATCTTGCCCTGCTTGATTGAAATACAAAGTTCCTGAACCACCTGTGTAGGCCGCTTGCACTTTGTAGGTTATCTGACTTGTGGTTGCTGGACTGTCTAGGTACTGCATAGGAAAAGGAAATGGAACAAAGTAAAAGTGAAAGTTTGTGCTTTCCGTTTTCATACCTACTGCACCAGATATTCTGCTACCTTCTATATCAGCAATGTAATTTGTAGAATTGCCGCCAGTGAATCGTAACACTAAACCATCAGCATTTGTGTTTTGGACTGATGCCACAACTGAAGCGGTTAGCATAATTTTACTGCTGTTAGATGCTGGGGTGATGTTTAATGTCAAACCGTTTACATCAGCAAATGCGCCACTGTTTGAGAATGAAGATGCAGCAGTTTCTGTTGCGCTAACAACCTGCAACACGCTACCAGTAGGAATAGCCGCTGGCAACGCAGTGACGCTGGTCAAAGACTGATTGTTTAATCTTATTAGTGCCATATCAGTCTCCTAGCCCAGTGCCGTAATTAAAAGTTTTGGTTTGATTACACCAGTAAACGAAGTACCATCCCAATGCTCAGCGGTATGAAGTTCAGCATCATTGCTGGCACCGTAATCACGGCCTTGTATTTTTAGTGTTTTGGCTGTTGTCCAAGTGGATTGTCTACCTGTCGATGTGCTTCCAGTACCGCCTATTGGTATTATGTATCTGAGGCTTTGTTGCCATTGCGGCCTACTTTGACAGGAAATAGTTTGCCTTTGGTCAGTGACTTCATCACTATCGATATAAAGTCTGAAATGGCTTATGGCGTGGTCGTCTATGAAAACATATGCAAATATAAACTCATAAAGTACACAAACTGTGCCGCTTGGGGGTGTATATGATATGCTTGAGCCAGTTATATCGGCATAAGTAGTAGTCATGTCTTGCTTTACAGTCACATTTGCTGCTGTATAAGTTCCACTTGATACTGTGTAATCTTCGCCATCACAGAGCATCACAAGTTGTTCTTTGACATTACTACCGCTTAATCCAGTAAGATTAGAACCATCCAATGCTGGTAATGTACCGCTTGTTGCCAGCTTATCCATAGTCACAGCATTGTTAGCAATCTTAGCTGTAGTCACAGTACCGTCAGTAACACCACCCACACCCAACACATCACCAAGAGCTACAATAAAGTCGATGCTGTCTGAGCTTGTTAGTGCGCTGGCAAATACAAGGTTGCTGCCTGATACTGTGAACGAATCTTGGCAAGCCTGAATGACACCATTAAGTGAAACCAGAAGCTGATTAGCAGTCTCTGGGTAGTATGCCGCAGAACCTAGCGTAAGAGCGTAGGTATCTGTAGCAGAGGCAGTCAGGTTGTCCAGCTTGTGGAACCCACCGCCTACTGGTGCTTTTCCTATGTAGGGCATTATGCTAGCTCCTGTGCCATAATTAAACTAACTGTTCTTTCAATGCCTGTAGAATCTCCATAACCTACTGGTCTATTCAAAAACAAATTCGTTGAACCAGCCCCGCTAAAAGCTAATGTGTATGTTGTGGCTGATGTTGTATTAGGCTCGTCTTGAAAAATAAACTTAACACTATCCAGTGTACTGTCATTATTACCATCTAATGAAGTCATTGAATTTGCTATACCGCCACGCCTATTACCGTCATCTGCTTGCCCTAATCGTGTGCTTGTATTTCTGTACAATGTCCAAAATACATCATGTTGGCTTGTGTTAGGTTCAAAGAAACAAGAAACTGAAATTAGTATTTTTGAACTTGCAGAACTTGGAGTAATTGTTACTTCCATTTTTGAGGTGCTATCTACTGCGTTTGCCGCAGACATAAGCCTAAAGCTAGTGCCACTGCTGGCAAAAACATGACCATCTGTTTTTACTGTAGTTTCTTGATGAACAACAGTTTGCTTTACACCAGATGCAACCCCGCTTACCGTACCAGTGAACGCAAAATCATCAGCAAGGTTCATGCTTTCGGATTGTATTATACTTCGTGCCATTATAGCCTCCTTTTAGTAAGGGCTTGCACCAAGTACAGATGTGTCCCAAGCAGCCTTTAGTTCTTCGATGGTAGATGCTGAAGCAATAGCAGCAGCGGCTGGTGCATCACGCAATGCGTTCTTAGCAGCAGCGATAGCTGTAGTATCTGCACCTGTTTCTAGTGCTTTCATCAGTTCTACGTCTTTGGATTCAAGCAGAGGCTTACGTGCTTCACGTACTTTGTCCTTAAAAATTTCTCTAGCTGTATCAATATCCTCAGAGATTACGTTGCCTGAGAGTACCCAAGCACCACGAAAGTTACGGTCTGAGGGAACGGTTACACTAGCAGCATTTGCCTGATTACCGTCTTTATCTACGATATATGTATCAACCACTATATTCTCCTATGCGGCTATGTTAAGTTCCTCAGAAATCTTCCAAGCATTACGCCATTGTCTAGTCTGAGGTAGTTGTTGTTTTTTGCAGATAACCATCTTAGGACGATTACCCTCGTTATATGTTTTCCATACAGATTCAGGGCAGTCTTTCATAATTAAATATTCGATAGCCTCTTCCTCTGTCATTGCGCCTACAGGCTCTGTCTGATGCAGAAGGTATCCACGTGTATGTTTCTTAAAGTCGGGCTGTGCCTCATCTTTAGCTAACTCATGGTACACCCACACAGGTGGTAGGATACCGCCTTGCAATGCACAACTTAGCCAGTTCGGGTCTGCAATAAGCACCTTGGCACATTCGTCCACACTGTCCTCGTAGACCAC